CATTTGATCTTGAATCACCTCAATTAGAATTATCAACAAATGAAGAAATGTTTAAAACAACTAATTTAGATGATACTGATAGTGAAGTTATTCAAATTAAAACAAAATCGAAACCTAAGGTAGAAGTTAATCTACAAGACGCATTTCCAGAATTAAACAAACAAACAAATAAAGTTCAGGAAATTACTGTTAATTTAGATGATTCAGAACCCACAGACTTAGAACAATTAGATATACAAGAGTTAAATTTCGATTCTTTAGTAGAAGAAGCACCTCAAAAGAGAACTCGTAATTATTCATTTTTTGATTAAATTTGTTTGATTTTATTTTTTTTTTTCTTTATAGCAATTATTAGTATGTTGAATATGTTAAATAACCAATATATTTTAAACGGTATTGTATCCTTAGTATCTACTATTGTTCTTTATTTATTATGTAGAACCGATGATAAACCTTGTAGTTGGAAAGTATATTTGAAACATCTTGTAGTTGTATTTATAATTTTGGTTAGTATAGATTACATTAAACCATTAGTAATGAGTGGTGGTGCTAGTGTTTCAGCACAACCAGAAGTTAATATTGGAAATCCTGATTTTTAATTTTTTTATAATATATTATTAATGAATAGAAAAGAAATAAACACTATATCTGTTTTAATAGTGATTGTATTAATATTAATTTTATTACAAAAAAAATTAAAAGTTAATAATAGTATATTGGATTTTCTATTGATATGTGCTATTATAATTACCGGTCGCAAATATCTTAAAGTTGCGATATTATTAACATTCTTACTATTTATTATCAAAACTAATAACAGTAAACTTAATGAAGGTTTTATTGATACAATAGACGGGGACACCGCCGATGACGACGATGACAAGGACACCGACGATGACAAGGACACAGACGATGACGCAGATGACAAGGACACAGACGATGACGACGATGAACCAGAAAAGAAAGCAACAGACGAAGATACCGAGCCCGAAAATAAAACTAGCGAAGATGCTGATAAACCCGAACAAGATATCGGAACATTATATGAAGACGATTGTAAAAAAAAATGTAAAAAATCAAATAAATCCGATAGTGAATGTAGAGAAATATGTTCAGTTATATGTCCAAATCCTATAAAGTATAATCACGACCTTAAAGAATTAAATAAATTGAAAAGAATAATGAAAGAGTTAGAAAATCAATAAGTATAAACAAATATATTTTGCGGAATAGTGTCTTTTTTAATTATAAAATTTTTAAATATAGTTTTTTTTAATTGTTTTTTAGGAACAGCGTTAGTAACGTTTTTCGCTATATTTTTATACAGTTCAAAATCATCTGGATCATTATATAGAAAATAGCTATATTTATCCGTTATCCAGGTTTTAAGAAGTTTGTATAATTCAGTATCAGTTTCAAAATAATCTATAATTGTTGAACTTAGTCTAGCCAAATCAAAACTAGGATTGGGTTTTAACTTACAACCTTTAAAAGAATTATTTTGTGGGTAATCATATTGTCCTTCCGCATCACCCGATTCGTCAAACGCATCACTAAAATAAATAACATTATTATGAGTAAATGTCGCACGCCCAAAATCAATTATTTTGGTAATTCTACCAAATGTAGGAATTTTATATAAATTATTTTCATATTCATAGTAAATATATTCCTCTGTTGTTTCTTGAAACATAATATTTTCACAATGAAGGTCATTATGAACAAAATTAAATCTTTTTTGAGATACAGCTAAACCAAAGCATATTTGAAAAAATATACTCTTCCACTCTGTTTCAGTAATAGTATAATCTTCATTTCTAATTAAGTCTTCAAGAGTGTATGCCATTTTTTCCATAAATACACATTGAACCGGAAATTCATTGAATTTTACATACTTTGTACTATTATCATATTCCGTAAATATATCTTCGAATTCATAGTTATCATCATTAATAGTAATGATTTCTTCCAAATTACTTTTTAATGATAGGTTTTTGTTTTTACTATTATTTAATGATTTACTATATTCATCATCAATAATATCTTTAATATTTTGAAATTCTACATTATCCATAATTTCTAATTGTAATTCAATGCTGTCACTCACGCTGTCACTGTCACTTGTGTTGTCACTGTCGTCTTGGTTGTTTTGTTTAATAACTAATTCATAGTTTCTATTAAGATTACGTTGAAAATTGTTATGATATTTAACTTGACTATAATCTTCACTTAAATCATACAAGTAATTTTGCTTAATACCATTTAGGGTTCCATAAAAAGTAGGAAAGCAAGGGCATTTACCGCTTTCAGATAATTTACTTCCTAAAAATGTAAAAAATGAATCTATATATGAACTGTTTTGAAAATTATTTATTTTTTCACTTATATTATAATTATATACATTAGGTAATTTATGATTTATAATTCTAGCATCTTTAATAATTTCTTCTATTGGGTCTATAATAGGAATATATTTCACGAATAATTCTAAGTCAGCTGACATGTTTGTGTGAACATTTATTACACTAGCATCAATGAATGTTTTAATATACGAATTATCATCTTCTTCATCTAGATTATTTGATGTTGTTTTTATTTTATCAATAATGTATTTACTTTTAATAGTAGTATTAGTTTCATTAGTATATTTATCAAAATTTTCATATATGGGGTTAAAATATTGAATATCTTTTAATTCCAATAGTGTTTCAAGGTCTTGAAAAAATAATTTGTTATTTTCCTTTTTTAATTTAAAAAAATTAATTTTATCCATAGTAGATATTTTTTTTATATAATCTTTAGGTTATATTCGCGTCAATAAAATAAAATTATATTATACTCTATATAATATGAATTTAAATCTAAAAAAATTTGACATAAGAAATGTCAAGTCAGATAAAGTATGTGTTTTTATTGGAAAAAGAGAAACAGGTAAAAGTTTTTTGGTAAAAGACCTATTATACTATCATCGCCATTTACCCATAGGAACCGTTATATCTGGAACAGAAGGTGCCAATAAATTTTATGGACATATGATTCCAGAAATATTTATACACGAAGAATATACCGCTCAAATCGTAGATAATGTTATGAAAAGACAAAAAAAAATAGTAAAGAAAATGCAGAAAGAAATTGAAGTGTATAAGAAATCAAATATTAATCCATCGGCATTTTTAATATTGGATGATTGTTTATATGATAACTCTTGGATAAAAGATAAAAATATACGTTCATTTTTTATGAACGGACGACACTACAAAACATTATTTATTATTACTATGCAATACGCATTAGGTATTCCACCCAACTTAAGAACTAACATTGACTATGTATTTATATTAAGAGAGAATTATGTTTCTAATCGTAAAAGACTATACGAAAATTATGCGGGTATGTTTCCAAGTTTTGAAATTTTTTGTCAAGTAATGGACCAATGTACAGAGGATTATAATTGCCTCGTAATTCATAACAATGCTAAGAGCAATAAACTAGAAGACCAGGTATTTTGGTATAAGGCGGGACCTCACGATGATTTCAGAATCGGTGCCAAACAATTCTGGGATTATCAAGCACACAATAAGAAAGATTCAGATTCTGAAGAAGAAGACACATTTGATCCTACGTCTCACCGGAAACGTGGTCCAATGATTAATGTAAAGAAAAGGTTCTAAAAGATTATAAAAGGTTAGAATTTTCTAATCCAGTATCTTGATATAAATATGGATTTTGCTTTTTAAACATATCAGTGAAACTGGTTTCCAAATTTACAGGATATATTTGGTCCTCTATTAAACTACGTGGTATAAATCTATACTCAATTACTTTTTGTTTTTGTTTTTCACTTATTTTTAATTCCATGTATCCTACTATCAAAAATACAATAGATACAGTAAAAAATATCAATGATAATGATTTCATATATATAGTTAAAACAAAAAATTAAAATTAAAATTAATTTATTAAAGGGTCTTTCCATAAATTATCCTTCTCATTTATTTCATTAAAATAATTCAATGTATCAAATTCATATTGATGTTCTATTAACGTCTTTGGAACCTCTTTGTATTTTATTAACGTTTCGGTTGGAGTTATATTGAGCTTATTTTTCATAATAAAATAGGTCCCATAGAAAATAATAAATAATAGTAAAAATAAAGCTAAACTTCTCATTAAATAATATAATATATATAAATTAATTAATTGGTTGCTTCACCGTCAGTGGTTGCTTCACCGTCAGTGGGTGCTTCACCGTCAGTTACAGCACTAGTACGTTGAACCCAAGGATCATCCATTTCCAAATTATTTTCAATAGCAGACATGTGTTTCGCGTTATCCTTTTCTTGTTTCTCTAATTCCTCTTCAGCAATTTTCTTTTTCATTTGGTCTTTGCGACGGTCTTCCTTTTCTTGTTCGTAAAGCATATCCTTATGAACCTGGTTCTTCTTGTATTCCTTAATGAGTGTATTGAGTTCTTCATTTAAGTATTCTTCGTTTTGAACCTTATCTGCTTCTGGATCCCAAGGCAACCAAGCACCAACCGTCCCAACAAATACGTGGAAACTCTGATCGCGACGTTGTAATGATTTCGCACGAACTTCAGCTTCTTTATATGTTTCATAGACACCACGAATTTTTAATGCTCGTGTAGATGTTTTATAATCATTCGATTTATCAAATGCTTCTATGTGTCTTTCTCCACATCTATACATAAAGTCTCCATAGTTTGTTTTAAATTGGTCATAAGTATATTCATATTCGAGTTTCGCTTTTTCGCGAAGTTCTTTTACTAATTTTTTATTGACATCCACCGATAATTCTTCTTCTGACAATTTTTCCAATTCATCAGCATCCATCTTAAGATGTTTTTTTGATAATACATCAATTACTTGCGAGTAATCTCTAAATTTATCAAGCATATACTTGTGAAACAAAAACATTTCCTTTTGCTTCAAAAATTTTTCGGGAGACACAAACGATAAACAAACATAATTTTGTCCTAAAATTGCTGGATCACTATCAAGAAAATCTTCAACTGGTTCAGTCATTGTTGTAATAGAAAAATTCCTATAAATCTTTAAATATATTTAATGAAAAAACATATTATTATTAAATAATCAAGTGATTTATTTTATTTTATAATATTAATAATGATTAACCCTCGTGAATTTATAAGAAGATTAGTCAAGGTTTTATTGTTACTATCAATAACATTGATGTCTCTAATGAATACAAATAAACTAAATTTAAATGATATACTAATGGTAGTTTCAATCGTAGCAATTACATATGTAATCCTAGAAACCTTAACACCATCTATAGAAATTAAACGCTCGGAATAAATTCCCAATCTAGATATTTACAAATATCTTTCCAAATTTTATCTTGTTCGTATAGCTTTTCTCTATCTTTTAATAAACTAAAACATTCTATAAATTCATCTAGTTCTAGCAATTCTACGAATTTTCTTAATACATAAGCATATGACAAAAAATTACTTCTATCTTTAGGACAAAATTTATGAAATGGTATTTGGATTTCCTTAAACATACGACGCAATATTTCCTCGGTTTCTCGTGACATAACCGGTGGAGCTACACCATTAAGTTTATTGATAATATGTGGAATATGTTCATAATATTTATTTTTTTTCAGTTTTTTCAATATATCTCTAATCTTTATTGAATTTAGTTTAGTCATGTCTTTAATGCGTTCCTTTTTCAACTCTAATATAATCTTATCGTATACTTCTTGTGGAATATCGGTAGTTTCTTTAGCCTGAAATTGAGCTAAACATTCATTAAAATGATTTATACGTTGATACGAAAAATAAGTAACTTCTCTTGGTGGATCTTTATAACTAGGTTTATCACTATCTATAAGTATTAGCGTTTCATCACCACACCCTTTACAAATAACCTTCCCTTCTGATAAATATAATATTTTTTCTAGTTGACATTTTTCACAAAAATCTACATTTACATTTTTAATAGTTTTAACGAAATTCGTATCTGTATTAAAAAAATACTCGTTAACAATATTATCCTTTGTATTGTTAATTACTTCTTCATTGGATTTTTTAGTACCAAAATAGTCCATAACAGATTTAGATTTAGATTTAGTTTCACATTCATTTTTTATATTATTGATCGTTTTTGTTTTATTAGAAACATTTTCTTTCGTT